CGCGCCTGCCGAGGCGAGCATTTGCTGTTGCTGTAACGCTGCTTGCTGTTCTGCAATTAGTTGCTCCTGAGACTTGATAACGTCAGCAGGATCGATGTCCATGCTCTGTGCGATATCGCGCAAGAGCTTGCCTCGATCAACTAGCTGTGAGTCCATGGGGTTTGAAACCAGCGAGAGGAATTGAAGTAGTCGCTGGCTCTGCACTTCTTTCTGCACAAGTGCTGTGCTACCGCGTGCGACGATCTTGAGATCGCCCTTGGCACGCTCGTTAGTTCCGAACTCCATATTGAAGTGGAACATTGATTCAATCATAGGGCGTATGAGGAAATCGTCAATGTTTTTAATCGTACTCTTTAGCGCTACGTTAGCCGCGCCCATAAGCATCGAAATACCCGTCGCCGTCTTGTTCAAACTTTTGGTTTGCTCGCCGTGGGTATAGCTCGGCAATGACGTCGTCTCATCAGCAAATCGTCGGAAAATCTCGATGATCTGGTTCAGTCCGTTGGCATTTGCGACCGGCTGGTAGTAACGAACCGCAGGCATAGCGCCATCACCACCCGAGCGCAAAAACACTCGCCACGGATGAAGATCAGTTGGGTCTTCACCCGCAGCGAGCAAGTCGGTATTAACTTCAACCATCGGACCTGAACTGAGCGCCATGTTGTCCAGCCAGATGCGCGTTGCCGCATTCATCGTCTGCTGGGAATCACGCATCATGCGTGGCACTCCCACGCCCCAAAACTGATGGGGAGTACGCTCATAGGGGAATATGTTGTACGGGATTCGATATCCCTTCACGGGATTCAGCGCAGCTTTAATTACTTTCCCCGCGCAAATCCATACATTCGCATCAAAATCTGTACTGGGGTCTGATCCCTCGGGTAGCTCAACGCCTGCGTCCTGCAAGTCATAGCCATCGATAGATCCCCAGAACTCAAGTAACTCATAGCGATGAGAGTCGCCGTAGTCATTAATGCCCGCAATTCTTCGGCGGGTCCGCTCATGATCTTCCTCTTCGTGGTTGCCGGTGCGGTTGTTCTTTAATACTGACAGAACAATCTCCGAATCAAAGTTGGGCAGATTCGCTAGCTCGCGGAATTGACGACGCGTCAAAACATGACGGCGGAACAATCCGGCGCAGTCCTCGAGGCTGGTACAATAGGGATCAGGATATAAGTCAAAAATAGAAACCGACTCAATTTCTGGTCGGGCCTGCTCTTCCATCACCATTGCGTAAGTCGAGCGACCCATCTCGTCTTCAACGCGCTGATAAGACTGAAGCTTGTCAATCTTGACGGTGCCCGACTTGATGGCTCCCGACCCAAAGATGCAAGCCTCGAGTATGGCCTCCTTCATCTTCTGCTCGGTATTCTCTTCGATCAGCTGGTCTTCGATGTCTCGCTGCATCTCTTCAGATGCCATCATAGCCAAGCGCTCTTCCTGCTCCTGCAGGCCCTTGCGAATAGCTTCCTCGTTCTCTGCGAGTACCTGTCGAATAACCTCTTCAGGCTGACCCTGCCCAAGCTCCACGATGTTGTTGATCAACATCTGCTGCATCTGGGCACGCTTCATTGGGTTAACACGGGGGCGAGGCGTAGGCTTTACACCAAAAAATGCGTCTCCGCTCTGGAACAAAAGGTCAACAAGCCTGCTATAAGCGGCCATAACTTTTGTGCGGGAGAGACCAACAAAGACTTTGCTGCGAGAGCCTGAGGCTTCTGCAAGGCGAGCGAGCGTGTCTGGATCATACTGACCAGAAAACTGGCGCAAGTCCTTAATCCACTCGTCTTCTGTTTCTCGACGAGCGTCTTTGTATTCGGTGAACATGGCGCTAAGGCGAGCGCCAAGATTCATTAATTCTGTGTCTTGAGTACCGTCAGGGTTTTCAACATCAAACCCGACGCCCTCTTGAGGATAATCGTCCATCAATAGCCCACCACGGTGTCTACAGTTTTGAAGCGCCGTGCAACCGGAAAAGACTTCGGTCGCGGCATAGAGGCCAGTCCGTGGAGGGCAATGGCAAACGCCATCACCCTATCATCATAACAGCCGTTTTGAGCATTGGTAGCCCCTTTTTCGTCAATAACATAGGTACGTAATTCTTTAACCAGCTCTAGATCTGCAACACCAGAATCTCGCTGGCGAAGTAACGCGGCTAAATTATCGATGATGAGGGGTTTGGTTTTGCTCGTTGTTAGGAAACCACCGCGCTTCGTCATCCGGTCTCCATAGGCCCCATCGACTGAGCTCTCGACGAACAGCGACGGGTAATTAAGTTCCTGTAATCGGCGAAGGGTTGTTAGGCCGTGGTTGTTTCTTTCTACGATGACGTAAGCCGTGTTAAACCGCTTGCCTAGCTGGGCGACGATGTTGCCCCACTCCCACGGATCAATGTGTCCGTGATAACAGGCAACCTGCCTGCCGCGAGAGTCCAAGACTTGGGCCACCGAGTAGTCGCCGTAGGCCAAGCCTTCTGCTACGTCCACGCCAATAACGTAAGAATCATCTGCGTTGGGCGGAGACCACTCTCTGTATGGTCCGGAGGATCGCTCGAACATGCCGTCTTGCCTAAACTCCCCAATAAAATCTGGGGTGTAGCACTCAGTTTCTGCGTCAGCGATGACCTGCTCTTCTACAAAACATCGGCCAGATGTGAGGAAAGCCTCGATGGGTGTCGATGGATATTCCTGCCGGAATAGATCATGGCCCCCTAATTCGTCCATTTTGTTGCGGCGGAACTGCAGCTGTTCGTCATCAAGCCCGTATTTTGCGGCTAGCTGCTCCTCATCTTTCGTTCGCTCGAAGTACGGACGGACCGTTGCGCGGTACTCATTCATGGCAAACCACGGCACAAAGCAGGTGATCCACTCCGATTCACCGCGAAGCGACTTCATGACTTGGTCGTAGAACCACCCACCGGCACCGTTCGCCGTCGATTCAAGGATCACCTCACTGCCATTACCACCAACGGTCTGCAGCAAACCGGCAACGATATCGGCACCTTGAGGATAGAACGCTACCTCGGAACCGTGGACAAAGCGGTTGGTTTGACCTCGACCGGTCTGGGTGGATCGCGCCGTACCCACGCGGTAGCGACTGTTGATCTCATCAAAAACCAAGGTCGCGGCGGACTGGCTGGTCAGCTTCGGCTTGAAGGCTTCATGGGGTACGTGGTCATAGAACTGCCGCACCATGTTGAAGATCGCATTGGTGGACTCTGCAAGGTGAGATAGAACAAACGCGTTAGCGTTTCGCGTTTGGGTAATTTTCCAGAAGAACCGGCCCTCCACGTAGGTAGATATCCCCACCTGCCGTGCTTTCAGAATCAGCGCTCGGATCTTGCCGGTCTCCTTGAGCTGCTGCTCTAGCTGGCGATGCACCAGCTTCTGCCCGTCGTTCAACCTGAAGGGCACCATCCCCCCCTCCTTGTTAACGACCTTTAATACATTCTTGGCGTATATCGGAAAGTCCGCCTTAAAAACCTTCGCGGCCTCCATTATCTGTTTCTCATCCACCCTCTATCCCCTCGATGATTTGCTTACACCACCACACAAGGTCGGCGTCCTCTCCCGAGTGCCTCATCACGTTTACCCTGTAGCACACCAGCCTTACGTTCCCTTTCTCGTAACCTTTGCTCTGGTCTATCCTGTCTACCGACGCATTCAACCCTGTAGAATTTTTCATCCGGCGGGGCTGATAGGTCATGTGCATCCCCGTAATCGCGCACTTTCCGCCCTGATCGACCCACATATCCCTGAGATCATCTTTTGTGATGCTGACCTCGGCCCTCTGCTTGCCCTTATTGGTTAGGCGGCTATACAGGTATGTTTCAGGGCTAGAAGACTTGTAGCTCCTCTGAACCGCCTGATTGCATTCCCTGCAAGTCCGCTTGAAGTACCCTCTGCGCGACGCAGAAGGAAAATCAGTTAGCGGCTTTGTAACGCTGCATACGGCGCATTGACGATTCTCAACTGCCAATTTCCACCCCCCGTAAGATCATGGAGGGCATTGATTGCGTCGCGTGATCTCGCCACAGCAACACGATCCCCCATCAGATCCATCCCTACCCCGATGCATCCCTGCACATCTTTGGGGTAATTCGCTACGTGGAGCAGAATGTCAGTTCGGTTCTTGACGTTCTCGACCTCGTAGCACCAGCCAAACTTTGGAGACTCCTTCCATTTGAGGGCGTACTCACCCTCGGGTATGCACGATTCCCAAGGCGCGTTATCGAGCCACGGGCGTTCAATCGTGTAGAAAACATGGACTTTGTTCTTCGGTACGTGCATCACGCCAAGGGTCCCCTCAGGGTGATAAGCAAACCGATTGATGGTGATCATGCGTAGATTTCCCCTATATCCAATAGAAGGCCCTCAGAGGCTCCACAGCGAACGATAATTGGGGAGAGGGAAGCCCAAGGGGAAGGGCCTTATCGTTGCTTGTGAAGCCCCTGAGGGGCCTATTCGTTTCCAATCTAACCTCGATTGGCAATCCGTTGTTAATTTTTCCCCGCAAAATAATCGATTTACGTTACTGACAAGACGCCCGCTAGCACCAGCAGTGACGTGAACACCGGAAACAACATGCCAAGGATGATCGCAATCAATATGGCGTTTTCAGCCCAACGCTCCATCACCACTTCACCTTGTCAGCCCAATACGCCGCAGACATCTTCCCTTTCTTTATATTCTTGGCGTGCCTAGCCTTAAACGATGCACGCTTCTTCTTCATCGCAGCGCTTTCACCCGACTTAGGCTTGCCAGCCGTCTTAGCCCCCTGCTCGCCGAACCTGATCGTCTTGATCTGGTCGCCCTCTTTCGCCACCACGACGTGAGATTTCGTAGGGTGGTTAGGTGTGCGCTTTGGCTTGTTGTAGCCAGCGACCCCAGCACGAGCAATGCGCGAGTCTTTCTTGTCAGCCATCTTAAAAGCTCCCTATCTTCAGGCCGTTAGATGTATATACTTCGTGTATATCCCATATATTT